CGGCGGCTATCCGGAACACGCCGCAGTTACTCAAAGACGTGGAGAGGCTCCGAGCGAAGGCAATCAGCGCCCGAGAGGTGCTGGAGCAGAAGACAGACCAACTTTCGCCGCGAGCACGGATGGATAGCCGTGTTGCAGATCGCTTCCGCGCTCTCGATTGTGTTGTGACTACCCTGGACCAGATCGCCGCAATGTGGAGCAGTTCCCAACGGCCGAACTAGGCACTCCCGGCATTTATCCCAATACCCATGCAAAACTGCACGGCCTAGGGTACCGCACTCTCTTTTGCGGGAGAGGAATTCAGGCGGAGGCCCTCCCCCACCGAGGCCTCCGCCCACCAACTACCCGAACAAGGGTAGCTTGGGCGTCTCGAAGTTGTAGATCAGAACTTCGCTCACTGCCTTCGCTGCGCCAGACGCGATGGTGTAGTTGAGATCATGGCTCTCAATGCGCAAGCCATCGAACACCTGGCGCACATCCGGCACGTCATTGAGCGAAACGATCGCGCGTCCTTTCATGGAGCGCAGCTGCTCCGCCATCAGGGCGAACTGCTCTTTACCGAAGAAACCCTCGCCATAGTCTGTCTCGCAGTCCCAGTAGGGCGGATCGAGGTAGAACAGCCCATCAGGCCGATCGTATCTGCCTACGAATTCGCGCCAGTCGAGGTTCTCGATCGTCACGCCGGAGAGGCGCTCATAGACGTCCTCGAGGAGCGGGGCGATCTGGGTCAGGTCGAACCGCGCCGGCCGATCCGACGCCACCCCGAAGTTCTGGCCCCGAACCTTTCCGCCATAAGCAGTACGCTGCAGGTAGAGGAACCGGGCAGCACGCTCCAGATCGGTTAGCGTGCCCGGGACCGTGCGTGACAGCCGTTCGAACTCGCGCCGGGAAGTCAGCTGGAATTTGAGGTGATCCATGAAGGCAGCATAGTGTCGCTGCAGAATACGGAAGAGGTTCACCACTTCGCCGTTCCGATCGTTGATCACCTCGGCCGGCGGCTTCCGGTCGCGCCGGAAGAAGACACCGCCCATACCCACGAAGGGCTCCGCATAGAGGGCGTGTGGTATTTCGGAGATCTGGCGGGTGATGAGGGGCGCAAGGGCGCGCTTCCCGCCAAGGTAGGGCGCCGGCGGCGCCACAGGCGCCACCGGCTCGAATTGAGAGTTCATTGAGAAATTGTCCGCTAACAAGGCCCGCCCGAAAGGGCCGGGGCCGATGCTAAGGGACTTGGACATCGGGCCGGGAACGAGACTGCCATTTCACACCCGGCGAGGGCCTAGCCCTCCCCCGTCCGCATCATGCTTAGGGGATACGCAGCCAGGCCCGCACGGAGGCGACCACGACGTCGCCGAACCATTGCAGGCCAGCCCAGAGCGCCGCGCCAGAAAGCAGGCCGCTGATGCCGACAATCCACGAAATGCGGCGCCCCGCCTTGAGCATGTCTTGCCAAGCTTCGATCGTCGGCTCGATGGCATCCAGCCGGGCAGTGAGCGCCTTGATCTGAGCCTGCGCGCGCAGGTCCGTCTCCGCCGCCACTGCTACCTGCTTGTCGAGGTGCGCGACCATCTCAATGACTTCATCGAGTCGCTCATGGGTACGCGAGCGGCTCAAACGGGAAGCTTCGCGCTCCTCGCTGAGCAGGCGGTCGATACGTTCGACCATCTTTACGATGAGGTGTTGATCAGCTTCGGTCATCGACGCGCGACCAGCCTAGCGGTGAACGCGCCAGCATCGGCGATGACAATGGCAGGCACGAGGATGCGCGCCATTTCCATGATGTCGGCAGGCACGGCAACAACAACCAGGTGAAGGCCGAACCACGGGTTGATGATCTGGACGAGGTAGATTGCCGCCCACCAGATGCCGTATGGCACCACGATCAGCCAGCGACCTACGGAGGTGGCAGACCAGGCCCGGCCGGCCTCCACCACCGCGATATCGCGGGCCGCCTCGATGCGCGAAATCACCTGCTCGGCAGCCAGGCGCTGCTCATCATTCTGCGCCTCGAGCTTGGCCTTGTAGGCATCGAGGAGCGGGCCGGTGAACTGCTTGATCACCCCGCCACCGAGCCAATTGAGGAGAGCTTGCAGCATCGCCTAAAGCTCTCCCGTGAAGTCGGTACCCTGCCTACGCATCCGAGCAACTTCTGCTTCCGGGTCATCGGCCCGAACCGCCGCGCGAGGGCGCATCAGGATGTTGATGAGAAAACCGGCGGCGAGCACGTAGCGCTGATACTCGACGGGGAGCACCGCAACGAACTCGGGCGCCGTGACGATATCCGGCAACACGACCAGCACCGCCAGAGCGATATTCACGATCCAGGTGCGCCAACGAACGAGCTTATCCCACAGAGCACGCAATTCAGGCCTCCTTTGCGGCTTTGGCGAGCGCGGCGGCCCGCTGATTGTTGACGGCGAAGCGGACGAAGAGCACGCCCGCCACGATCGCGACGGCGGCGATGACGACACCGATCGGGAGACCGGAGAGATTGTTGGCCTGGTCGGCGGCGCCGCCGGCGCCCGTTGCGATAACTCCTCCCACCTGGCTATTGGCCGCGCGCTTCGCCGACTTGACGTCGGACTCGAGCTGGGCCTTGCTCGATACCCAGGCGAGGGCAGTGGCCTCGATACCAGCGGTGCGGCGGGCCCAGCCCTTGCCGAAGGTGTTCCAGATCGCGAGGGACTGGACGAAGCCGAGGCGCTTGGCGCAATGCCCTTTGATCACCGATCGCGGTGCCGCCGCTTTCAACGCGGCGAGGGTTGCTGGTCCGATGGCGCCGTCAGCTTTGACACCAACCACCTGCTGCAGCCACTTGGCCGAGCGCGACGGGCCAGACATCACGCCGGCGTCGAACACGCTGAGGTCGACACCCACCGGCAGATCATCACCGCGCACCGGGTTCCAGAAGTCCTGCCGGTAGATCGACTGGATCTCAGCATCAGTCAGGTTGCGAATATCACGATCGGGATAGGACGCGGCGGCGATGCCCTTTTGCGTGCCAAGAAGCTTTCCCGCACCCACCTTACCGCCGGTCCAGTTTCCCGGATCCTTGGGGTTGGATGAATACCCACCCTCAAACATAAGCGTTTCCGCCAGCACCGCTGGCAGATTACCTTTGGCCATCATCGGCCTCCTCTCATAGTGAAAAAAAAAGCCCCGCGTAAGCAGGGCTCGAAACTCGCGTGGCTGCGCGGCGGCAACTAAGGCGCGCGCTCGACGTTTAGTGTGCGCCTACCTCAAGGCGCGGCGCGCGTTCAGGTCTTCCCGTCCAAGCCCTGGCCTGGTCGAACGGCGCGCGCCGCTTTTTCTTGCAACCCGTATCGACTAGCGAAGTTCTGTAAGTGCTACGCGCGCGCGTAGCACGTGGCGCGCTCGTCGTGTCGAGACGCTGTACGAGGGGCGCGTCACACCTTAACTTGCGGCGCAACTCCTCCTGACCTCCTCAGCCGCGGCCCGTTGTTCGGTCGCGGCATTTTTCTTTGCACAACGGCAGACGAACTGTGTAACCTGCCTAAGCATCACATACTTCGCAGCCGCGCATCTCCGTCGCGGCTGTTTTCTTAGATAGCCCGAATGGGGCGGTAGCACTCCCCTTTGCGACGCCATAGATTTCCTATCGCTCAAACCGAGCACCGGTAGCGGCGAAGGCCCTCTCATGCCACCTGTGGCCTTCGCCGTTTCGGTTGAAGCGCACCGCTCGACTCAGCTACCGATCCGGCGATGAAGCGCCCCACACTATCACCAGCCGCTATAAGCGTTCTGACACAACTTGCCGGAAGGCCGCGTCAATCTGTTGACCCGATCGGCTATCGCGAGCTCGCTGAATACGGGTTTGTCATGGCCGGCGCCACCGACGCCCACATCACCCAGACCGGAAAGAGCTATTGGCTGGAGTTACACGAGAGCGCAGGCGATCAGCCGAGCGTTTCCGACCGTGGCAGCGCAAACTCAGGCTCCGCCTGACCTTTCTTTCGTCCGTCCTTGCCAGCACCACCACTGGGCTCCTTGAGCTCCAGCGTGGTTGTCGCGCCGCCGCTCCGGTTCGCCTTGTGCTTGACCGACTCAATGCGGTAGGTGCCGTCGACCCCCGCGCGCGCTTTCTCGATCGTCATCTGCCCCTCGGCGACGGCATCGACGGTCAAGTCCAACTCAACCGTACCGCTGCCCGCCTCCCGCTTGCTCTCGCGCTTTCGGGCATCGAGGTGCTCGCCGGCCTCATCTTCATCCGCCATGATGAAGCGAGCCACGTTGTCGGCATCGCCGGGCTCGTCGCCATCGAAATCGAGATCGGTCGACTTGAATTCCGCTGCCGCTCGATCGAACCATTTCGCCGAACCCCGTTTGAAAGTACGGCGCGGGTCCCGAGGGGTAATGTCCCAGCCAATGACATTTTGGCCGACGATGGCGGCAACGGTAGCGAGCCCTCCGCCCGATGGCGACGTTGCTTGGCCGCGTTTAGCCAGGATGGCGCGATCCCCACGGATCTTGAACGTCCCACCAAGCCGACGCGCCCAGCGCTCTCCCAATGCAAAGAAGCTCTCCCCCTCCGCCGACCAATAGTCGCGCTTGATGGAGGCGAAGGACGGATCGACGGTGAGCTTGAGCCCGGCACGCTTTGCCGCATCGCCCAGGAATTCCTCGAGCGTGGCATCGTCGGCATGGAAGTTTTGCGGCTCCTTGGCCTTGCCGGCACTGTCGGCGCTCTTGGCCTTGATCTTGAGCACGCGCCCCCCACTGCGACTTCCTGACGATTGGGGTTGCTCGATGAAGCCCTCAAACACCTTCCTGCCCTGCAGCTTCACGATGAGGCGCTGCCCCTCGCGTGGGAGGCGTATCTGCCCGCCCGTATCATCGATCGTGAGACTACAGGTGTCCGACGTAGCCCCCGCTTTGTCGGTCACCTCGATATCGATCAGGACCGGCTTCCATTTCGAGGTGAGGTTCGTACCATCGATGGAAACCTCCCAGTCAACCGTCCACACCGAAGCCATCACTCACCCCCGAAAAGATCGAGCAGGCGCAGCGTTGGGCTGCCCGCCTGTGCGGCGGACGGCGCGTCGGGCAGGACAACCTTCGTCCCGATCGGCAGCACGGGCCCGAGCCCGGCCAAGCCGGGATTGAGCTGTAGCGTTGCCTCTACAAGCCGCGCGCCGGCGATGCCGAAACGCCGCCAGAGTAAGAGGTCGACCGTCGTGCGGGTGCGCTGAACGATGATGGTTTCCATTTTTCAGAGTGGCTCGAACAAGCTGAGGAGCATTCCGACAAGGCCTTGCGGGGCGGGAGAACCCGCCTGGTCGGATGAGTCCGGGTCAACTTTCACCAGGTCCAGAGTGTACTTGACCGTGAAGCCGACACCCGTGCGCAGGAGGTCCGCGTGCTGCTCCGAGACATGCTCGATCGCAAACCAGCCGTACATCTTGCCTATTGCTAGGGCGACACCGTCAACCTGGTTCTTGAGGCGCTGCAGGTTGAATTCCGTTGTCTGCGCTCATCGGTAGTGAGCCTCAGTGCCTCACGGATCTTGGCGAGGTCCTCGCCGGCCTGCGCACCCGACACACCCCAGGCAAGCGCCGCCTTGGCCGTTAGCCTGGTAAAATCAAGCAGCTCGGAATCTTCGATACCGGCCGCTGCGGCATTTTCAGCCAGGGCCGCAAGCTCGGTGACGGCCATCGGGATTTCGGAGGTCGACAGCTTACGGAGATCCTGCCCGAACTGGTCGAGGCCCGCCGCGCTGAAGTCGGACACCTTGGCGACATCGGCCATGGCGCTTTCGAACTCGACGGCCTTCCCGATCGGATCGGCGAGCGCCTTGCCGACCGCCCATGCGGCAGCTGCGGCATCCACCATCCTGCCCCGCATCTCATTCATCTGCATGGCGTTGGCGTGAGAGGCAGCTTGCAGGTCCTTCACCACCCTGGCTACACCACGCGCAGGCGCTGTTATCTGATCGACCAAAGCAACGATCAGCTTGGAGGTAATAACGGCCATGGATGGACTTTCCAAAGCGCCGCCGCTAAGCGCGACGTCTTTTCCCTGACGCGCAAGGGCGCCGAGATGGTGCTGGAGCCCGGAGAAATCCTCGATGAAGAGGACTTCCCCGAGGAGACGGTGCCAAGTCCCGGTTCCCAATACGAGGCCGACCCGTTCGAGGAAGAACTGCAGCTGCTGGCCCAGCTTGCCCGCGGACCGGCTTTTGCCCGCCATCCGGCCACTCAGCGCGTTGCCTTCCGCATCGAGCGGAAGGGCGAGGCCCGGCAGGTTCAGTTCCTTCACTTCGCCATCACTGAGGCCGGCCGCTCCCGGCTCAAGACGCGCGCCTATATCCCCGTCGCCACGTTCAGCGGCATCGTCAACCTGGCCGCGCCGCACCACTCCACGATCTCGATCGAGGCGATGGCGCACGGGCTGGCCATCATCAATCGCTGGGCCGGCGCCACCGAGCTGCCGATATCAGTCGCCCAGCATTCCAACCTCGTGGCCGATATCTTCGTGACGCTCAATCCGGCCCTCGCCGACGAAGTCATCTATGCGCGGCTGCATGACGGCCACGAATACATCATCGGCGACAAGATACGGCCGATCGTGGCGCGGCTGGCGCTCGATTGCCCGGGCGTGGGCAAGGCAGTCGAAAACATCAAGGCGGACGTTGATGCCGCCATCCTCGAGTCGCTCTGCCTGCCGCCGCCATCGGCCGCTGTGGCCGAAGCGGTGGCGCATGCCGACGAGGTGGCACTGGCCACCGAGTGGAAGCTGCTCATTCCGCAGGCCAATGGCGCCGCGGGACCGGCGCATTGAGGACGATTACGCTCTCGTCGAGATTTGCAAGCTCGCTGGGGCGCGCGCCGATCGCCGCGACCATATAGGCGATACCCCGGAGCTCATCGTTGAAGTTCGCCATGGCGCCGGCAGCCATGAT